ATGCATTCTATATTTCAGCAGTATCGACATTAGGATATGTAAACGCTTATAACATGAATGGTGATTATGAGCCTGTATTTGAAGGCTACAAAATCGCAGTTTGCCCAGGTATGGCTCTAAACCAATTAGTTGCAGCAGAAAGAAGTAACTTATTCGCAGGAACTGACCTCCTTAGTGATACCACTAGAATAGCTTTACTAGATATGACTTCTTTAGATGGGTCAGATAATTTACGTTGTGTAGCTAAATACTCGATGGGAGTTCAGCTTGGAGTTGGTGCTGATATTGTTCACCAATCATAATAAAACAAATTTAACAGAAGTGGGGGCTTTTGCCCTCACTCCTTTAACCTTAAAAAAATAAATAAATATGGCATGTACAGCATTAACAAAAGGTAGAGGTCTTGACTGCAACAGGATTGCAGGGGGTGTTAAAAATGTTTACTTTTCTGTATATTCAGACTTTGGGAGTACAGACTATGCTTATGATGGAACAAACCCACAAGAGATTGATACAATAGATTTTAACAGTAAAAGTATTTTTAAATATGTTATGCCTTTAGGTGTGGCAAATGTTACAGATACAATTACAGGTTCAACAGAAAATGGTACTCTTTTCTTTACACCAACATTAAATATAATGTTGAATAAATTAACAAAAGAAGATCAAAACGAAATAAAACTATTAGGACAAAGTAAAGTAAGAATTTTTGTAGAACTAAATGCAAAATTAGCTTCAGGACATGATGCTATTTTAGCTTTAGGATTTGAGAATGGTATGGACTTAAACACAGGTACTGCTGACACAGGAGCAGCATTCGGTGATAGAAATGGTTATACATTAACTTTCACAGGACTTGAAACAAGACCAATGGCATTTTTAGAAGACTATACTACTTCTATTTTTGATAATAGTGGATTTACAAATAAAGGAACACCATTTGTAGTTTCAGTATAATTTAATTTGTAGTTTTTCATATATGTTGATTAGAGTGGCGAAAGTCACTCTTTTCTTTTATAAGCAAATAAATATTAGATTTTTCTATTATATAGTATGATTCAAGCAATAACTGAAACTGATTTAACTGCTTTTGTACAAACAGAAGATAACAGAATAAATACATCAGTTAGTTCTGATAAGATTAGGTATTTAGTAAAATTTACTAATGACATGAATAAAGCGGTTCAATATGCTTATAGTAATGTACATTCAGTTTTTGATAGGTTTACACAATTAAGTTTTACTTACAATGCAACGCCTGATGTTTATACAGGTGATATTGATTTAAAACCTAGCGGTTATTGGAACTATGAAGTGTTTGAAGTTAGTTGGACAGGAGCAGTAGCAATTAGTGTTGGTAATGCACCTATAACAGAAAATGATATACTTCCTGTTGCTTCAACTCATGGTGTCGTTCAGGGGCTTGTAACAAAAGGAATGATGTATGTTGATGATAAAAGTGGAACAGAAGAAGTACAATACACACAACATACTGAAACAAGTGGTAACAATTATATATATTACGGACAATAAAAAAATAAAAAATGGCAATTGAAAACGTACAACAATTATTAACAGAACAATTAGGTAAAAACGGAAGTACTGAAATAGTTACTTCTTCAGCAGCAGTAAGTTCAAAAGACTTTTATTGTGTTTACTTTCCTGTTAATTCTGTTGTTTCAGCAATAACAGTAGCTGATGCAACAGGTGAATCAGCATTACAAACTACATTACCAGCAGGTACAAGTTTATTTATGAATGTAACAGCATTAACATTAACGAGTGGTATTGCAATATGTTACAGTGAAGGCATAACTACTTAATATGTTAGCTTTAAAACTTGGACAAAATATTGGTGGTATTGCTAATAGAAACTCTTTTAGCAATGTTTTTTCTTTAGACTACGATGGTGTTGATGATTACGTTGATTTAAGCAGCGCAAAAGCCGAGTTAGATGTCGCTAAAGGAACTTTTTCGGCTTGGGTTAAATTAGAAACAACAAGTATAAATGCGCCGGTATTTAAATTTTATGTAAACTCTAATAATCAAATAACTATTATTTATCTTCATTCTAGCAATCAAATTAAATTTATGTATAAAGCTGCGGGAACAAACACGCAAGTTCAAGCTTCAACAAGTATTGAAAACGACGGAAGATTTCATCATATTGCATTAACTTGGAACGTAGATAGTAACCGATTATTAGCTTATATTGACGGAGTACAATTTGGAACAACACAAACCGGTTTTGGTACTTGGAGCGGTTCGCCTATTGTTTTTCATTTAGGACATAACGCTTTATCTGGGAGTGATTTTTGGAAAGGCAATATTGATGAGGTTGCAATATTTGATGAAGAAAAAAGCACCTCACAAATAGTTGAAATATATAATAACGGAAAACCGAGTAACTTAGTAGGCGCAGCTGATTTGGTTGGTTATTGGAGAAATGAAGAAGGTTCAGGCACAACAATAGGAGATCAATCAGGTCAAGGTAATTCAGGAACATTAATTAATGGAACAACATTTAGTACAGATGTACCTTAAAAATAAAATATGAAATACGTAATTTTTGAAATGACAAATGCAAACTTAATTGATTTTAACCTTGTAGAACAAACAAGTTTAGAAACATTAAGATTATCAATTGATACAACTAAATGTGTTTTAAAATTTAAAGGAGAAACACCTGCATTTTTAGTAGGTTTGCAACAATACAACCATGAAGAAATACTTGCAATAATGAGTACAACAGAATGGTATAAAGAAGAATAATATGAATGATAAAATTTTAAGTATAAATTTAGAAACACAAACAGCACCAATTGTACAAGAAGTACGTGGTAAAGACTACATAGAATATGGTGATTCCAATGGCGACTGGAAAAACTTATATCCACAGTTTCTTATAGACTTATACTATTCAAGCTCAACTCATGCTGCTGTAATTAATTCAACTGCTGAAATGATTGCAGGTGAAGGGATTGTAATTGAAAGTGATGATGAAAATCTTGAAATGTACGTTAAGCTAAAGAAGTTTTTTAGACACGCTAACAGTAAAGAAACATTACATCAAGTAATAAAAAAGATTTCTTTTGATTTCAAACTACAAGGGGCTTATGCTTTACACATAATTTATAATAGAGAAAGAACAGAAATAGCAGAAATACACCACGTTCCAGTTGAAAGAGTAAGAGCAGCAAGACCAAATGAAATGGGCAAAGTAGACACTTATTTTATTAGTGCAGATTGGAGCAATACAAGAATGAACAGACCATACCCAATTCCTGCTTTTAATACTAATGATAGAACTTCTGCAAGTCAATTATTATATACAGGTGCTTATTCACCTAATATGGATATATACCACACCCCTGATTATTTGGCTTGTTGTAATTGGGCTTTATGTGATCAAAAGGTTGCAGAATTTCACCTAAATAATATTGAAAATGGTTTTAGTGGTTCGTACTTTATTAGTTTTGCAAATGGAGTACCAACACAAGAAGAAAGATTTTCTATTGAACAAAGTTTAAAAGAAAAGTTCACAGGGGCTAAAAATAGTGGTAAGTTCATATTGACATTTTCTGATGATAAAACAAGAACACCTGAAATCACACCAATAAGTGTTTCAGATGCCGATAAGCAATTTTTGGCATTGCAGGAACTACTTGTACAAAATATTTTAACAGGACATAGAGTAACATCAAAAACTCTTATGGGGATTGATAGTAAAAATGGCTTTAGTTCAAACACAGATGAATTAATAAATGCAGCAAACTTTTATCAAAATACAGTAATAAGACCATTTCAAACCCATATTCTTGATACATTACAAATTATATTTAGTGTTAACAATATGGATTTGCCAGTTGAGTTTGAACAATTGAAACCTATTACAGTTCAGTTTGATAGCAAAACAATACGTGAAGTCATGACACAAGATGAAATACGTGAAAGTTTAGGTTTACCTGCATTACAAGAAGAAGAAGAAGTTATTGATGAAAAATTAAGTTTGGCTAAAGTAGGTTCAATGATAACTGATGGGCAAGAGTTGCCTTTATATGAAACAAAAGAAGAAGCTGAAGCTGAAGCAGAAAGAATAGGTTGCAAAGGTAGTCACATACACACACAAGATGGAAAAGAATATTTTATGCCTTGTGAAAACCATGATCAAATCAAAGGTTTAGAACTATCACACAAACAAATGTTTGAAACATTTTTAGAATCAATGGAAGATATTCCTGAAGATTGGGAATTAGTTGATGAAGAAGTTGTTGATGGTGAACATCAAGATTTTGATTTTGAGAAAACACTTAATGAAGAAGCTAATAAAAAAATAGAATTAGCATCAACTGGAACAGCAAGACCTAATGCAAGAAGTAGTCAAGATGGTGTAAACAAATCTTTTAATGACTTTTATAAGGTTAGATATGTTTACGCAGAAGATAATTTTTTAGTTAATGAAACAGGTCAAGAAAGACCTTTTTGTGTAAAAATGATGGAAGCAAATAAGGTTTATAGAAAAGAAGATATTTTACAAATGAGTGATATGGTTGTAAATGATTATTATTATTCTGATAAACAAGGCAGAAATATTGGGTGGGGTGCAAATGGTGATTTGAAATATTCAATTTGGTTAGCAGATCAACATCAAGATTGCTGTAACTCATTGAAAAACAATAAGTTAAAACTTTACAAAGGTGGTGGAAATTGTCATCATTTTTGGCTGCGTAGAATATATAAAACTTCATTAAGAAATGCTAAAGCTAAAATAGATGATAGCCAATTAATTGGTTATACAAAAGCAAGAAGTGAAGGTTTTACTGCTGAAAAGAATGACAACCTAGTTGCAAGACCACCAAAGAGAATGAGAAACAGGGGGTTTCTTCCTAGTAACACAAAACAATAATTATGGCATACGTATTATTTATATCAGAAAGCAAACTAAAAGACAGTAGCGCAATAAACTTAAATGTTTCAACTGATCTTCTTCTTCCATATAT